AAAGTCATCATCATTGACGAAGCAGACAATACCACTTCCGACGTACAACTCCTCCTTAGAGCGTCTATTGAGGAGTTCTCCAGAAACTGTAGATTTATTTTCACCTGCAACTATAAAAACAAAATTATTGAGCCATTACATTCTCGTTGCTCTGTGGTTGACTTTTCTGTTAGTAAAAGAGACAAACCTACAATTGCAGCACAGTTCTTCCAAAGACTCAACACAATCTTAGAACAAGAGAAGATAGACGCAGACAAAAAAGTTGTAGCGGAATTAATCAACAAACATTTTCCTGATTGGAGAAGAGTGTTAAATGAGTGTCAAAGATACTCAATTAGTGGAAAAATAGATAGTGGTATCTTAGTAGCATTCACAGATGTAAAAGTAGATGAACTTACAAAAAACCTTAAAGAAAAGAACTTCCCGTCGGTACGCAAATGGGTTGTCGATAACTTGGACAATGATCCTTCTGTACTTCTGCGTCATGTTTATGATGCTCTTTATAGCACCCTTAAAAACTCTAGCATTCCTGCTGCTGTGCTTATTATTGCTCGTTATTCTTATCAAATTGCCTTCGTAGCAGATCAAGAAATTAATTTATTAGCATGTTTAACTGAAATTATGGTGGAGTGTGAGTTTAAATGAAGAAGAAAAAATTACCATTTAAACTTAATTGTTTTGGATTTTTAGGAATTATGTTATTATTGAGTGGTATAGGATCTGGATTCCTTCTTTACTTTACAATAAAATATTAAATTATTTAAAATGAAAAAAATGACAAAATTGAAACATCAAATCAAATCAAACAAATATTATTTGTTTTGGGGAGCAGCGACTATCGCAGTTGTAGTTGGTCAAATTTATGTTGGTAATGGGTATCGTAGAATGTCAGAGACTGGTGATGCGATATCAGCTGATATTAATTTACTTATAGAAGTTCTCACTGTGCCTTCTGAGAAAGACTTTATATATGAACCCTCTCAAATGCCAATTATACAATGAAAAAATCTTTGAAGACACCACTTCGTTATCCTGGTGGAAAATCTCGTGCTTGTGTTAAGATGGATCAATTTTTTCCTGATTTAAATGAGTACAAAGAATTTCGTGAACCATTTTTAGGTGGGGGCAGTGTTGCCTTACATATTACAAAAAAATATCCTCACTTAAATATTTGGGTTAATGATTTGTATGAACCACTTTTTAATTTCTGGTGTCAACTTCAAGATTATGGATTTGATCTGCAACAAAAATTACTCGATTATAAAATAAAATACAATGACTCAGAATCAGCAAGAGAACTTTTCAAAGAATGTAAGAATGACATTGATTCATCTGATAGTACATCCTTTGACCGTGCTGTGGATTTTTATATTATTAATAAGTGCAGTTTTAGTGGTCTTACAGAAAGCTCTAGTTTTTCACCTCAAGCTTCTGAAAGTAATTTTTCTCTCAGAGGAATCGAAAAATTATCAGAATATTCTAAATTAATTAGTAATTGGACTATAACAAAAATGAATTATTGCAATATGCTTACCGACCAAAAAAATGTTTTTACTTATCTAGACCCACCATATGATATTAAAGATAATCTATATGGTAAAAAGGGTGAGATGCATAAAAAATTTAATCATGATGATTTTGCTAAAGAATGTGATTATTATACAGGTCATCAGTTAATATCATATAATAGTAGTCAATTAGTTAAAGAACGTTTTAAAGAATGGAATTTAGTTGAGTTTGATCATACATATACTATGAGATCTGTTGGCAGATATATGTCGAATCAACAACAAAGAAAAGAATTGTTACTATTTAATTACAAATTGAAGGAGGGTTGTTAATGGAAGATGAGCACGTTAACGATCTTTGGGAAGATATGGAAACCCTTAATACCTTGTATGAAGAATTAATGTGGGGGCATAATGATATCTTAGAGTTTGTTCCTGATTATAAAAATAATAGAATTATTATAAAAAATAAAAGTGCGGAAAAAAAGTGACAGAATTAAAAGATTGGTTAAATTCAATAAATTATACTAAGAAAAACTTGATTGATGAAGATTTTTCTATAGAGAAAGAGTATCCTTCATACATTATCAATCGTTGTTTATCTGGTCATTTAGATGCAGTTTTGTTTGCAAATGAAATGAATAAATATAATTTTTTACCAAAGAAGATGCAATATGATTTTTTTATAAATACCCTCAGAACTAAGAAGAGATTCTCTCCTTGGATCAAAAAAGATAAGATCAAAGATCTTGAGTATGTGAAACGTTATTATGGGTATAGTAACGAAAAAGCATTACAGGTTCTAAAAATCCTAACTAAACAACAACTTAATTTTATAAAATCAAAGTTTGAAATTGGAGGAACAAAATGAGTGTGGTTCAAGAACCCGAAGTGAATTGGGCACCTAGTCAAATGATTGAAATAACCCTTAGTGAACCAGATGACTTTTTAAAGGTTAGAGAAACTCTTACAAGAATTGGAGTAGCATCCAGAAAAGAAAAGAAAATATATCAATCATGTCACATATTACATAAGCAAGGTAAATATTATCTTGTTCATTTTAAAGAACTTTTTGCACTTGATGGTAAACATGCTAATTTAACCGTTAATGATGTTCAAAGAAGAAATAGAATTGCTCAACTTCTTGCTGATTGGGGGTTAGTATCCATTTCTGATACTCAAAAAATACAAAATATCGCACCTTTAAATCAAATTAAAGTGTTATCATATAAAGATAAAGGTGATTGGATATTAGAAACAAAATATAATATAGGGAATAAAAAGAAAAAAACAGAAGATTAATTTATGAACGGTAGATTGAATAAAGTCGCTATGACTGCAAAAATTATGAAAATGAAAAAAGGTCTCTATGAACATATATGGTATCCAGAATGGGATGACCGACAGAGAGGTGCTGCAAATAAAATACTCACTAATGTATTGGAAGTTTTGGATGAGTATTGGGAATGAAAAAATTTATATTTGATATTGATGGTACTTTAACTCCAAGTAGAAGAATAATTGATGATAGTTTTTTAGTCTATATGATAAAGTTTGCCTGTACTTATCCTGTTTATCTTGTAACTGGAAGTAATCGCGAAAAAACTATCGATCAAATAGGTTTAGATTTATATAATAGATCAAAACGAGTTTATAATTGTGCGGGAAACGATATCTATGAAAAAAATAATTTAGTTTATCGTAATCCTTGGACTCTCCCAAAAAAAGCAAGAGAGTTTCTATTACATGAATTAGAAGAAAGTCAGTTTCCTTTAAAAACTGGTAATCATATTGAAGAAAGATCTGGTTGCGTAAACTTTAGCATCTTGGGTCGAAATGCTTTATTCGAAGAAAGATCAATATACAAAGAGTGGGATGAAATACATGATGAAAGAGTTTGTATTGCCAATAGATTTAACATAGAGTTTCCTGATTTATACGCATTTGTTGGTGGTGAAACAGGTGTAGATATATCTTCAAAAGGATCTGATAAAGGTCAAATCATAAGAGATTTTTCTTTTGATGATGAATTACATTTTTTTGGTGATCGTATGGATGAAAAAGGAAATGATTATCCATTAGCAGTTGAAGTTAAAAAAAGATACGGTTATACGTACCATGTAAAAGATTGGGAGGACACCCGAACTAAATTAGAAGAGTTATCCGAATCCTTTAAATTCTTTAAATGCTATAATTAATTATGTTGCCTTCGGGGACAAAATTCACACTCGCTTATTAAGGAGAACTATGGCTTACTTGCAAAAATATCACTCTGCTAATTTACCAGAGTTAATGAAAATAATTTCAAAAAACGGAATTGGTATGGATGAATACCTTGACCAATTTTTTAATAGTTACGAAACTACAACAAACTATCCACCTTATAATTTAATTCACGTAAATAATGTTGAATCAGTGCTTGAGATTGCTCTAGCAGGATTTAGTAAAAAAGAATTAAAAGTTTACACTGAATATGGAAAACTTATCGTCGAAGGATCCAAAGAAACTAAAGATACAGGATCCGAGTATGTCCATCAGGGACTGGCTCAAAGAAGTTTCACAAGAGAATGGGCACTTTCAGACGACGTTGAAGTCCGAGAGGTTCAATTCAAAGATGGACTTCTTACCGTTAAGTTGGGTAAAGTAGTACCAGATCATCACGCTCGAAAAGACTATCTTAAATAATTACAAAGGGATCTTGACGATCCCTTTTTTTATTGCTATAATAAATGAATGAAACGTATAAAAGATGTCAATTAAAATTGCTCTGTTAAAATCTGGTGAGCAAGTAGTATCTGATATAAAAGAACTTATGTCAGAAGAGAAACCAGTTGGGTATCTGTTCAAAGATCCAGAAACACTTACTATCAACAAATCGTTTTTAGTATCAGACACAGACACATCTGTTGAGATATCTCTTTCTCAATGGATTCTAATGTCAACTGATCGTGAATTAGTTGTTCCAAGAGATTGGGTCGTGACTCTTGCTGAACCGATAGATAGTGTATTAAAAATGTACAAGGACAAAATAGATGCAAAAGATAATCAAGTGCCTACTGCTTAAGAACGATACTGTATTAGTATCTGAAATCGTAGAGGTGGGATCAGAACTGGGAGAACCAGATT